TTAAATAATGATTTTGTGGTTACCGGCGTGGGTTCAGGTACTTATACGGTAACGCTTCCAGTTACTCCTGGCGTTGGAAATACGGGTACTGGTGGCGCTGCGGTAGTTATTTATTATGAGTATCCAATTGGTAATGACGTAGCTACGATTGGTACGGGTTGGGGTGCAGGTCCTTGGTCTCCAAGCACTCCTATAGCTTTAGGTAGTAACCCCTTTGCCACAACAAGCGGAAGCGGAACAATAACAGTTACTCAAACTGCACACGGATATACTACTACGGCAGGGGCTTTTGTAGTTGGTAGAGAATATAGAATTACATCGGTGGGAAGTACAGACTTTACATTAATTGGCGCTTCTGCTAATACAGTAGGGGTTCTCTTTTTTGCTACTGGGGTAGGTACTGGTTCCGGAACTGCTTCAGTGCCTTATGTCTATTTTACGGGGGCAACAGCAACTGGGGGTATATCGGCTAGTGTATTAAATATTACTTATTTGATTACGGTTACTAGCGCCAATGCCTACACAATTCTTACCCCTGGCACTACGACAAACAATAGTAATGCTGGAACCATTTTATTAGCTACTTCTACAACAACTGGTGGCGGTGGTGGTGTTACTGCTTATCCACAATCTGGGACTCGTGGTTGGGGTACTGGGTACACTTCTGGTATTCCGCAGCAACTGCGCCTTTGGTCTAACGATAACTTTGGGCAAGATTTAATTATTGCGCCACGAGGCGGGGGTATTGCATACTGGTCGGCAACTGCAGGGTTAAGTGTTCATGCAGTACCACTAGCAAAAGCCGCAGTAGCTGTAGTAGGTGCAGGGGATGCCGCGTTCTGTCCAGTTGCTACAAACCAGGTTATTGCTTCGGCTATTCAACGATTTGTTATTGCTTTGGGTTCTAACTCTTACGACCCGACAAATTCTGGCACTGCGTTTAATCCAATGCTGGTGCGCTGGTCAGATCAAGAAAACCCGTTCCAATGGACACAGACTCCTACAAACCAAGCAGGTGAGTTCCTGTTAAGTAATGGGTCTTTTATTATGGCTGGTCGTGCTACACGCCAAGAGATTTTAGTATGGACAGATTCAGCTATCTATTCTATGCAGTATTTAGGGCCTCCTTATGTATGGGGCTTTAACCTGCTGATGGATAACATTTCTGTTATGTCCCCAAATTCTATGATTACTGTTAATAACGTAACGTATTGGATGGGGCGGGATAAGTTCTATATGTATTCTGGACGAGTAGAAACCCTACCTTGCTCGTTACGCCAGTACATCTTTAATGACATTAATACAACTCAGTCTTTCCAAATTTTTGCTGGGGCTAACGAGGCTTACAACGAAGTCTGGTGGTTCTACGTAAGTGAAAGTAGTGGTACTGATACAGTAGATAAATATGTGATATACAACTATTTAGACCGGGTTTGGTATTACGGTACTATGGCTAGAACATATTGGCTAGATTCTGGTATTCGCCCATACCCAATGGCTGCAGATTACAACAGACGTGTTCTGTATCATGAGTCTTCTGTTGATGATGTGTCTGGTGAAACTTCCGTACCAATTTATTCTTATATACAGTCCTCTGATTTTGATATTGGTGATGGGCACAACTTTGGTTTTGTATGGCGTATCTTGCCAGACGTAAACTTTAACGGCTCTAACATAAATAATCCTGTTGTAACCATGACAATTAAACCTCGTCAAAACTCAGGCACTGCTTATGGCCAAGCGGATAGTCCATCAGTAGCTAGTGCGGATAATTATAGTGTTAAAAAGGTCTATAACATCCAGCAGTTTGACGGGCAAGTCTATACAAGGCTACGGGGTAGGCAGTTGGCGTTTAGGATTGAGTCAAGTACGCTTGGGGTAGCTTGGCAGTTAGGCACACCCCGAATTGATATCCGACAAGACGGTAGAAGATAATGGTTACTAAGGTTAAAAATCTTCAAGTTATAGGGACAAAAGCCCCTAATTTACCTATTGGGCCGGTCGCTTATAACCAGCAGTATCAAGACCAGTTTAGTAATGCCCTACGCCTTTATTTCACCCAAATAGATAACTTTACCCAGTCTGTTAGTATCCCTGATTCTGGCACTACGGCAAATCGCCCAGTAAGTACAAACCTTGTAGGGGTTCCAATTGGGCAGATTTACTACGATACCACCTTGGGAATTCCTGTTTGGTGGAACGGTACGGTGTGGAAAAACGCTAGTGGAACAACGGTTTAATATGATAAAATCAACCCCAAATACTATTAGGAACTAATTATGGCAGATGCAGGAATTGGCGAGGCAATGTTAATCAGCGCAGCTGTAGGCGCTGGTACGGGAGCAGCTGGGTCTGCTATTTCCGGGGGTGACCCCTTAAAAGGCGCTTTAATGGGCGCAGCTACGGGCGCAGTTACTGGTGGAGCTATGGGTGCTTTTAGTGGCGGTGCTGGTAACGTAGGTGCTGGGTTACTGGATACAACGGCCATCCAATCAGGTGCTAGTGGTACTGGGGGTTTTGTACCCGCTGCTGGGTCTGGTGCTAGTTTTAGTACCCCTGCTGCTTCTGTTCCTGGGGCTATTCCTGGATATTCAGCCGCTGCTGTTCCTGCTGTTACTCCCCCTGTTACTCCCCCTGTTACTCCTCCCCCACCAACACCTTCTCCTAATGCTTTTGGTTATTCTAACCTTTCTAATACCCAATTAGGGATAACTGGTGCTGGAACAGCTCTTCAAGGTGCTATGGCTGCAGAGCGCAATAGATACGGAATACCCCCACAAAAACCATATAACGGTTCTTTATCTAAGTTCAGTTACGACCCAAACACTTATACACCGCAACCGTATCCAGTACAAAGATACGCAGATGGGGGGATTGCTGCTTTAGCTGGTGGTGGTATGGATAGCCCTGGTTTAGGGGACAATATGCACTACCCACAAGCTCAGGCAGATAAAACTCAGTATGCCACGCCAAGTCAAATGCCTACTAGCGCACAAGTAATGGCTTCTGGTTACGAACCAAAAACAAACCCATACACTGGTATTGAAAGCCCAATTGGTATGAAATCTGGTGGTATTGCTGGACTATTAAAAGGACGAGGCGATGGAATGTCAGACTCAATTCATGCGACTATTGCGGATAGGCAACCAGCACGTTTGGCTGATGGTGAGTTTGTTGTTCCTGCTGACGTTGTCTCGCATCTTGGTAACGGGTCTACTGATGCTGGCGCAAAGCACTTATATAAAATGATGGATAAAGTTCGCAGTGCTCGTACTGGTACAAAGAAACAAGGTAAACAAATTAAAGCTGGAGGCTATCTGCCCGCATAAAATGAATCTAACTATTAAATTTGTACCTTTAGAGTACTGTGCCCAAACGTGGCCGTTAGTAGAAAAATATGTTAAATCGGCAATGCAGTACGGGCATGGAGACTACACAGTCGATCAAATTAGGTTATTTGTTAATACAGGGCAGTGGTTGTTATTAGTAGCAATAGATGAAGAAGGAGTTATACATGGTGCGGCAACATCTTCATTTATTAATTATCCAAACAGTAGGGTTGCATTTATTACTTTTATTGGTGGTAAGTTAATTTCTAATAAAGAAACATTTGAGCAAATGAGCGAAATTTTAAAGAATCGTGGAGCAACAAAAATCCAAGGGATGGCTAGGCCATCTATCGCTCGTTTATGGAAACGGTATGGCTTTGAAGAGCGTACCACATTAGTGGAAGTAAAAATATGAGCTTTTTAAAATCTAAACACAGCGGCTGGTTATCTGATGGTACACGCACCCCATTCTTTGGCGGTGGTGGTGGTGGTGGGCCAACTAATACAACTACGCAAACTTCCAACATCCCTGATTGGCTTCGTCCTCAAGTAGAGGCGGCTATTGGCGCAAGTACTCAAGAACTTTTTAATACAAAAGCACAAGCTCCAACTTATGATGAAAACGGTAACCAAACTAATAAAGGCCAAGTAGACATCGAAAGTATTAAAGGCTACACACCATACAGCACAAAAGGTTCTGACTATGTAGCTGGGTTTACTGGCCCACAACAAAGAGCAATGGACTCTATTTACGCCATGCAACAACCAGGTCAATATGGTGAAGCTACTGGAATGACTAGCCAAGCAGGGCAAGGTCTTTTAGGTTCAGCAACTCCTGCTTATGGTTACGGTAGTTTAGGTAATCAATATGGCGGTCAAGGTGCTAACATCGGACAAGGTGGTTTAGGGTACGGCGCAATGGGCGCTGGTATTGGGGCGCAAGCTGCTCAAGCAGGAAATCAATATAACGCAATGGCGACTAATCCTGGCGCTCAACAAGCGTTTATGTCACCATATATACAAAATGCGCTACAACCCCAACTTGAAGAAATGCAGCGCCAATACGCAATTAGCGGGAATCAAGCGGCGGGCAACGCTGTAAAATCTGGAGCTTTTGGTGGAAGCCGTGCGGCATTAGAGCAGTCTGAAAACCGCCGCAACATGAACATAGGTATGAATCAAGCAATTGGTCAAGGATATCAAAACGCATTTCAAGCCGCACAACAAGCACAACAGTTTGGCGCTAACTTAGGTCTACAAGGCCAACAAACAGGCATTCAAGGCGCAAACACTGGTATTAGTGGTATCAACACCGCATTGACTGGTAATGCTCAGGGTATGCAAGGTGCTCAAATTGGTCTACAAGGTGTTAATGCGGCACAGGCTGGATATACTGGAGCCGGTCAACAAGCTACAAATTTGGCTAATATTGGTACACAAGATCTTGCAGCAAGACAAGCCATTGCAAACCAACAAATGCAAGTGGGTGGTCAAGAACAAGCAATGAACCAACGGGCTATTGACCAAAATATTCAAAACTTTGCTAACAAAACTGTTTATCCACAACAACAATTGGCGTTCTATAACTCTATGATTCGTGGTTATGCAACTCCTACACAAACTACTGCAACATACCAAGCGGCTCCAAGTGCAGTGTCGCAATTAAGTGGGCTTGGTTTAACTGCGGCTGCAGGTTATGGTTTAGCTAAAGGTAAAGCAGGTGGTGTAATTAAAAAGAAAAAGAGCGATGGTGTAGATACACTTGGTCTTTATAATATTATGAGTAAGGGTTAATCATGATCGGAAGCTTAATGAGCCGCATGGCGGACGCTGAAAAATTATCGGTGGATCAATTACAAAAAGCAATTCAAACTGGTACATTACCTGCCTATGTTGGTATCCCGTTGATTCAAGATAAAATGAATCAGCAAAAAGAAGCCCAAGCTATGATGCAGGGTGGCCAACAAAAGCAGCCCCCAATTGCAGATCAAGTTATGGCCGAAGCTGCCCAGCATGGTATTGATTCAGCGCCTAGTAATCTCCCAACTGAAATGGCTGGTGGGGGCATTATTGCTTTTGATGATGGTGGTTTAGCTGAAGATGAAGAAGACGATACCGATAATCAAAAACAAGATTTGGCAATGTTTAAAAGAAACTTAGCTGCTATAGCTGGAGATAATGGCGAAGATGATAGTTATGACGATGAAGAAATGCCCGAAGGTATCATGGCAGCTATGCACCATAAAAAAGAAACCGAGAATAGGGGTGTAGGTATAAACCCGGAATCTAAAGGCGGTATTGGTATTAAAGACGTAATCGCCGCAAAAGCTGCGGAGAATAAATTACCCCCAGAACTATTAAATAAAATTGCTGGTATAGAAAGTGGCTATAAAGCATCTGCGGCTAACCCAAATAGCACGGCTAAAGGGCTTTTCCAGTTTACTGATTCCACATGGAAAGGTATGGGCGGCAAAAAAGGTGAGCAATTTGACCCAGAAAAAAATGCGGAGTTAGGCGCTAAGTTTGTTCGTCAAAACGCTGAAGGACTAAAAGGTGCTTTAGGACGTAATCCAACTTATGGAGAGGTTTACGCATCTCATTTCTTTGGGTTAAAAGGCGCTAAAGATCTTTTAAATATGGACCCTAAAACCCCTATGAATGAGGCGGTTTCCGCTCAAGTATTAAAAGCTAACCCACAACTTAAAGATAAAACTGTTGGGCAAGTAATGGCTGGTTTAAATAATAAGATGGGCGATGGTATTGTTAGTTTAGCTGGTGGTGGAGTAGTTGCTTTTGGAAACCCTAAATTAAACCCAGACGAAGAACAACTTGTAGAAGATGCTCAACAAAAACAAGACAAAGAAGACTTTATGATGGGTCTTAAAAAGCTTGGCGCTTCTGCTGCAGACGTAGTTACACTGCCTGTGCGTGGGGCTATGGGTGCAATTAATACTGGTATTGTTCGTCCTATTCGTGCAACTGGGCTTAATCTACCTTATATTCCAGAAGAAGCTTTTGGTGGTTCTTCATCTAGTATGACCCCATATTATGATAGGTATGTTCGTGCAAATGAAAAACCAGATACTCAAGAGGCTCCTGCAAATATACCTCCAGTAGCGGATTTAACTGGTAGTAAAATGGCTGGGGATGCTTTCCGATTACCTGTAAAAGAAACGGATAATGAAAGACAAGCTAGAGAAGATGCTGCAAAAGTTGAAGGACGCCAAGCTATGGATATTTCTTCCTTAAAAGAGATGCTTGACGAACGTGCTAAGAGCGCTAAGAATCAAAAGAACATCGACAACTACATGGCTTTGTTACAAGCAGGTCTTGGTATGATGGGTGGTACTTCTCCATACGCTGCCGCCAATATTGGTCAAGGTGGGGCTAAAGGTATTGCTCATTTGGCAGATGCTCGTAAGTCTCAAATTGCTGAAGAAAACGCTATTCTATCTGGTCGCCTTGGTTTGTCCCGTGCCCAGCTATACGAACAATCTAGAAAAGACGCATTAGCAGCTAAAATCAAGAACGATGCAAATAGAAATGCATATAATCAACAAATGTTTGGAGTTAGACAACAACAAGCTAATGCGCAACTTGGTCAATTAAGAGTTAAAGGTTTAGCTGCATGGGAAAATTCTAGTGAAAAAGCTAGTATAGAAGCAGATCTTAAAAAACAAAAATCAGATTGGAAAAATGACCCTAAACTAATGGGACAGTATAAAATTGCTCAGAACAGATATATTAATAATATAATGCAGGGGGGAGAAGATACCGAGGCTCCTACCTTTAATTCGCTAAAATAAGGCAATTATGCTTCTTGACTTACCAAAACTGGGGGCTGTTCAGTTTGATGATAATTTATCGGCTGAAGAATTAAGTTCCCAATTAGAACATTTAGCTAAAAAGTATGATTTTGAAATACCTAAAGGAAATGTAGGCTATGGTGAAATGGCTAAAAAAGCCTTTACTCGTGGCACAAAACAACTAGGTTCTACTTTTGGTGACATCATTCCTGCTATGGCAGGTAAAGCTCTTGGGTTTGATGAGTTTGCTGAAAGACAGATGGGTGAGGCAAAAGCCACCCAAGAAGAAATAAATAAGTACTATGCTCCGCAATATAAAGAGCTATCGGACGTAAAAGGTATTACTGATGCTCCTGGATTTGTTTTAGAGACGATTGTTGAGCAAATACCTAATATCTTAACCTCGTTAATTCCTGGTGTTGGTCTTCAAGCAGTAGCCGCCCGAACAGCTGCCAATGGTATTGCTAAAAATCTTGCAGTTCAAGCTGCTGAAAAAGGGCTAGCTGGAGAAGCTGCAAATGCATTTATTGCCCAAGGTGTTAAACAATCTCTTCCACAATTAGCAAATATAAAAAGTGCCGCACAAAACGCTGGTATTTTCTTAGGCTCTTACGCACAAAATGCTCCCGAAGTTTTTCAAAATATATACGAAGAAACTGGCAAACTTGAAGTAGGAACATCTTTATTGTTTGGTGCTGGTTCTGCCGCATTAGACTCTGTGCTGCCTTCTCAATTAGCCAAAAGCTTAACTGGTCCAATGAGGGTTGGGGTAGTAGAAAAAATACTTGAGAAGTCTGGCATGGACAAAGGCTTACTGCGTACAGTAAGCGCTAATATGTTAAAAGGCGCCGGTTTTGAAGGTATGACCGAAGGTGCGCAAGAAGCTATTAGTATTGCTGCCGAACGATTTGTTTCGGATAACCCACAAGTATTTGGTAGTAAAGAGTGGAATCGCATCATGGAGTCCAGCGTCCGTGGCGCTGTAGGTGGTGCAGGATTTGGTACGGCTGGTGGTGCTACTGAAGCTGCTCGCCGTCAATCTCAATACAATGCTGCCCAACAGAAACGTGCTGGTAGACTAGATCAATATAAACAAGCCGCTGATTTAAAAGCCGAAGCTGATGCCGCAGGGGTATCCGTAGAAGAGTACCAACAACTACAAGACCAAGGCGAACTTCCTGGTTTAGAGACTGGTCCTTATACAGAACTATATGACGCTAATGCTATTAAAGCTCAAGCTAAAGAAGATGCCAAGCTAGCTAAAGAGGCTGCTAAAAATGCACCTAAAGATTTATCAGGCAAACAAGTAACTCTGTTTGATGAGAACGGGCAACCTACCAAAGCTGCTGAACTTGCCAAAACTAAAGGTGACAAAGCTGAAGCTAACCGCATCCGCCAAGCGGAGCAAAAAGAAAAGACCGCATTAAAAGAAGCTCAAGCTAAACTTAAAAAAGTACTAGGAGCTAAACAAGCAGACTTGTTTGAAGGTACTAAACTGCCTACAGCCAAAGAAGCCGAAGCCGCCTATAAAGCTGCTGAAGAAGAACGCAAAGCTAACGTTGGACAACTTGGTTTATTTGGTCAACCAGCACCTGCAGCAACTACACCACCTCCAGCACCCGTGGCAACTGCACCAGAAGAAGTTATTGCCGAGCCTGTAGTTCGTGCTAAACCTACACCAGTTACAGTAGAACAACTTCCTACAACAATTGACGACTCTACATTTAGAACACTAGGTATTGGTCCAACCGCAACGTTTATTAGAAACAAGTTAATACATGGTAAAGATATTACCGACCCAGCTCAAGCTGCTGAAGTAAAAGCCGTATTAGAAGCGGCTGCAGAAAAACACAAAAACAAAGAAACTAAGGCTAAGATATCTACGTTCTTATCACGTCCAGAGTTTCAACAATTTATACAGGAGACTTCAAATGAACCTATCGCCGGAACAAGTCAGCCTAGCATTCAAGATACTACAGTCGCCCAAGACGTGTCTGGACTTGGACCTGCCCAAAGCATTACAAAACCTAACGCAGGAGGAGTGGCTGCACCTGGACTTTCTGTTGGACAAGATATTGCAGGAAAAGGAGCAGTCGAGCGTCCACTAGGGGTAAAAGAAGCTAAAGATGTAGCTAAAACCCAGACTAATGCTGAACTTATTCTTGAAGACCAAGCCCAAGAAATTGAAAAAAATGAAGTTCGCACTGCCTTAAACCTTAGTCGCAAAATAGATAAAACGGCGGAGAAAGAAGGGTTGTTGCCTAATGAAGTTAATATTACTCCAGAAGATGTTAAAGAAGCCGTAGATATATTACGCTTGCCCGCACTGTTTAATAGCGCACTTGATTTGCAAGATAGCGTTAACAATTTTGAAGACACCTCAGCTGGACGTGCTAAACGTGCAAGAGATATTACTCAGTTGCAAATGGTTAAAGAAGCCGTTGCTAAATCAGGCGCAGAAGCTACTAGGTTATTAAATAATCTAATGACTGCCAGTCAAAAAGATAGGGCTGACGGTATTTCTTTTCTTAACAAGCATGGTAATGATTTATTTGATTCGGTTATTGCTGGCAAAATTGTTGAGGCTAAACAACGCCTTGAAAGCGAAAGTAAAAACAAAGAACTTAAAAAAGAACAAGCGTCTCAAGCTGCTGAATTAGGCAAAGCCCGTGAAGCGTCTTCTGACCGCAGAAAAGAAAAAAGACAAGAAGCTGAACTTGAAGAAGATGTAGATTACTTATCCTATGGGCTTGCTGGCTTACCAAAAAGTATTGAAGAAGCCGTTGATAACAACCAGTTCCAAGAGTTTATTACTGGTCTAGCTGCTACCGAAACAGATCCTACAATTAAAGGCATTCTCCAAAAGATTGAGAAGATGCGCCTTAAGACCAAGACTAAGGTGGGTAAAGTAACCCGTAAAAAAGGCAGTCTTGGTGGGGAATCCGATGCTGGTGCATATGACCCAGCTACTGACACAATTACACTTGACCCAGAGTTAGGGTTAACCCGACATACTGGTATCCACGAATCCGTTCATGCTGCTATATCACACGTACTGCGTAACCCTGACCACCCACTAACTAAACAGCTTACAGCCATATACGAGAGTGTTTACAGTCAATTAGGTAGCTCTTATGGTGCGCAAGATATTCAAGAGTTTGCTGCTGAGTTAGTCGGTAATCCAGAGTTTAGAAATGCGTTAAAAGGTATCAGTGCTCCTAGAAGCGGCAATATGCTCCAACGTATTGTTCAAATTTTGGCTGAGTTCTTTGGTTTCCGTAAAGGTACAAGTGCATACGAAGCTGGTATTAAAGCCATCAATGACATCCTAGATATTGCAGATACTGTAGCGCCTTCTAATGGTGAGCAGATGTTTAACATTATTAGCGATGCTAGAAACGCAATGCCTGTTCTTGGTAAGCAAGCTATAGAACAAACTTTAAATACCTTTTCTAACGTACAAGGTGCTGGCTGGAAAGCAATGGGTTTAAGTTTAATGCGTCTTGACCATATAAATAAAATATGGGGTGATAAGTTACCTGCTATCCAAACGCTGATTGACGCACTAGAAAAGCGTAGGGGTTACCAAGAAGCCGCTATAAAACAAGTTAAAACTAACTACAGCAACTTTTTAAAGATTGCTAAGTCTGACCCTGCTGGTGTTCGCCGTATGGAAGATATGGCTTATGAAGCTCGTATGGCTGGTGTTGACCCTGCTAATGTTAATTTTGTAACAACCCCTGTCAATGCTGCGAAGTACCAACAGCTCCGCGCTATATATAACGCTTTACCAAAAGATGTTAGAGGGATGTACGATACCCTACGTAATGACTATAAGAAAGCGTTTGATACATACAAAGACTTCTTACTTAATAGCACAGATGACCCAACTTTAAAGCAAAAGATTAAAGCTCAGTTTGAAACTAACTCAAATGTTGTAGCCTATATACCGTTTTTACGCCGTGGCGATTATTGGGTTCGTTATCCTGACCCAGTTACTGGAGAAGAAGCGGCATCTGCTTTTGAATCTATCCGTGAGCGCCAACAATTTATTGATAAAAACCTAAAAAACATACAGCATACAACTTATCAAAACTTGGAAAGCATGGACTATAATTCACGGTCTATTCCATCATCCTCATTTATTGCACAAGTAATGAAAGGGTTATCAGTTAAAGACCCAGTTACAGGTAAGATGACCCCTGCTTCTCAGCAGCAAATGAATAACGTGTACCAAGCCTATCTGGCCCTATTCCCTGCAGGCTCTATTGCAAAGAACTTTATGCGTTCTAAAAACGTACCGGGTATGGAAAAAGATATTATTCGTGGATACGGCGACACAATGCTTAAGTGGACTAGAAAACTTGCAGACACAATCTATGTCCCACAAATTGATGCGGCAGTAGAAGGAATAAAAGAACAAGCCAAAGGTGACGATACTTTAACGGCTGTATATAAAAATATTAAACAGCAGCAAGATTTTTTTCATAACCCAACTTTTAATAAATTTACTCATGCAGCTACGGCTCTTAGCTATTTTGAATACATTTCAGGTAACATTTCTTCCGCATTAATTAACTTAACTGCGCTTCCTATGCTGGTATACCCTATACTGGGTGCACGATTTGGTTTTGCTAAAGCGGCGGCAGCTATGACTGCTTCTAATAGGACTGCTTCTAATTGGGTATTAAAGGGCGACAACACAGACCCTAAGTACAAAGGACTGTATGACTACTTGCAAGATCATGGGCAGTTAGAACATACACAAGCTAGAGAATTAATGGAAGGTCGCCGCACTAATACTGCAGACCAAGTTGGTCTTAAAGCTAAAATATTAGATGGTCTGTCTATTCCTTTCTCCGCAACTGAAAAATACAACCGTGCTATTACCGCCATTGCTGCTTACGATTTAGCTAAAGCTAATAATTTTTCAGAAACCAAAGCTTTGCAATATGCAATAGACACCGTAAAAGATGTTCATACATCCGGTATGGCTGAAACCGCTCCTTTATGGATGCAAAATTCTATAGGTCGTGTGTTCTTTACATTTAAATCATTTGCTTGGAATAGCGCTTTTTTAATGGCTAGAGCTTTTCACCAGTCTTTTGCAAAAGATCCTAGCCTTAGTGCGGAAGAAAATAAAGTAATTCGTGATATAGCTCGCCGTCAGTTGTTAGGCACTATAGCTATGACTAGCGTTTTTGCTGGGGTTAAAGGTATGCCGTTCATGGGACTAGCCCAAGTAATGGGTCAAATGCTTCATGCATTGTTTGGTGACGATGACGAGCCGTATGATTTCAATGAGGACTTGCGTGATTTCTTTGGTGAACTTATGTACAAAGGTCCAGTTAACTACATTACTAACTTAGAAATTGCTAACCGTGTAGGTGTTGCGCAAGATTTAATTTGGAGAGATGACCCCCGTGCAAGTGACGGGCTTGTTTTAGGCGCTATGCAAAGAGCGTTTGGTCCAGCGGGTAGTTATTTAGTTAACGTAGAGAATGCCGCAAAGATGTTCAACGAAGGGCACACAGAACGTGCTATTGAAGCAGTCCTACCTAGTTTTATTCGCAATGGCATGAAGGGTACTAGGTACATGGTGGAAGGCGCACGTACCCTTAAAGGTGATCCAGTAGAAGAAGATATTGGTGCGTATAACTCCATGATGCAGGTTGTTGGATTCAGTCCGGCTTCTCTCTCTTCCAAATATGAAATTACTTCTGCCGCTAAAAACTACGAAAAGAAAGTAGCAGACAGGCGCCAGCGCCTCCTAAATATGTACGACATGGCTCGTACTGGCGGTGATTACGACCTAATGGCAGAGGCTAGAGAAGATATTAATGACTTTAATTCTGCCCACCCAGGAAATAGAATTACAGGCACAACACTGCAAAAGTCTCAATCCGCACGGAAAGCCGCAGAACGTAACATGATTAACGGGGTAACTTTCAATAGAAAACTATTACCTGAGATTAGAGATAAGTTCTTTGACGAAGAAAATTAAAAAAAGCCCCTAACTAGTAGGGGCTAAACCTCTGTAAGAGGAGAGTGCGGCTTAAGTATACCATCAGTCCGCCAAACTCTAACCCCGTACTTGCCTTTTTCTACAACGTGTTTACAGATGATGTTAATCTGTAAACGCCGGGCCTCTGTTGTAACAAACCTTTCGGTCAAAGCCCTATCAATACAGGGCACAAAAAACGAAGTCCCAGGTTTAAACTTCTCCCACTGGATTAGCAGGGGCAGGTTCAGTATCTTCAGCATTTAATAACACAGTCTCGTTAAAGAAGTCTAATTTAGTAGTATCAAAGCACAGGGCATTTACAGGGGCTTGAGTATTTGCCACCGTTCCAGCCGTCATACGCTTTTTCTTAGTACCCAGTAAAGAACTATTCTTACGATATTGGGCTAGGGACTCTTCAAAGTTCATAAAGTTCTTAGAGCAGTCGTCACGATAGCTTTTTACAACTACATAAAGCATCTTAGTATCAGGCTCATAGCGAGACACCAAAGCCCCTCTAGGCTCTCTGATTGGACCGTGTTCTAAACCGTTGCGGCTATCTCTATTGCCATTGATAACTAGAATCTCATGGAAGTGACGCTGTAAGAATCCACCCAAGTATTCATCGTTATCAAACATATACTCTTTGTTGCGGTTACGGGTTTCCTTAATTAAGTTAATAGCATAATCAAACACAGGCTTAACAGGAATGTCGTGCAATCCTAAAGCTTGGGCAATCGTACCCCCAGTAATTGCAATCGTAGCCATAGCAGACCAATAACGCTCAGTATTCTTAATGTCTGCCGCCTTGTCTACACGTTCTTGCATCTTGTTCATGGTCTCAATAACCATAGGTAGCTGACTTACCAACGCTTGGGCATACGGCTCAATAGCATGACCGTAGTTATTCATAAGTTTGCCAAAGTGTTGCTTAGACCATGTAGCATCCGCCTCTTCTGCTTTGACTTGAATTTCCAAGATACGCATTAGTTCTCCCTCAGGGAAACTCTTAATAGATAACAAGGAGTCAGTGATTGATCGGTTGGAAGAAGTAACTAAACCCAAAGCCCACTTAGAATGGTTAAGTCGCTCTGCATTCTCGTGTTGTTTCATACGGTTCTTACCTTTACCCGAAGTAATGTCATAAACCTGATTTGACATCTGCTCTGCTGGCATATTGGTAATCTCATCCATAGTGGCACAAAGACTTTGCATAGTACCAAAGCGTTGCATACGGAAGTTGTATGTATCTTTAGGCGACATCAAAAGTTCTTTTGGTCTTCCATATATCGAGTTAATTGCATGAAGAACCGTTGTTTTACCACTTCCAGACTCTCTACTGAGTAGATTAAGCAAGAAGCCATCCAAGTTAGTAAAGCGCATAAGCAAAGACCCAAAGCCCATAAAGAAGGCAAAAGCACGGTTCTCCATACCTTCTCTACCATATGAGTTAATAACATCTTTCCATACATGGAAGTCTCCTTTAGGTTGAAAGAATGGAACGATTGGTAAAGTTGGGGAAGATGGCGGACTATATGCTATCTCAGTAGCACGTATTTCTCTATCGCCAATAATGATTGCCCCGTCTCCTTCAATCCATCCAAATTGTTTGTGTGCCTTTTCGGCTTCAGTTGTTAATTGCAATTGTTCCACCCATTTTGTTACGTATCCCATTAACTCGTCTTGCTTTTTACCTAGCACGGCAAGCCCATGAGAAGCGATTGTGTCTCTAAATCTATCTTTAGCCATCACAGTAGCTAAAGGCATAATGAACTCTCTCACACCATCTTTTGGTAGGTGTAATCTAAACAACAAAGTTTCGCCATGATCGGGGTCTTGCATACGCTTAACCACATAAAAATCATAGGGATAGACAAGGGCATCTTCTTCCTCATCATCTTCTTTAGACTTTCTATGCACATATATACCACCGCCCTTACCACGGAAATATGGGAACGGATAAGAAGGTATTGTGAATGTCTTAAGTTCCTTAGTAATTGGCTCAATGTCCATTACCGTATTGTCTTCTTCAGTAGCTTTAATAATCTCTTTACCTAATTGGATAGGAGATGTAATCTTTAGAGTGCAACCTTCACAGGCGCTGGGGTTTAGCTTTTTAAAAGTCTCGCAGGTATAAGGACCTTTTGTCTCATTAGCCTTTCTATCGGTCTCCTCAGGGTTATACTCAGGATGCTTTTTAGATAGGTTATGGATACCCGACTCTCTGTCCACACAATGCTGGGCAATACTTAATCCAGCCCTCCAAAGGGGCTCTTCTAAATCCGTTTGGTTCTCATAGATATTGGCTAGTTGCTGGCAACCTTCACCTTGCAACGACTTCATCATTATGGTCTTAAACCTAGCCTGACTGCTACCCATTAGCGCTAGAGTAGTGGCATCCATAGGACGCTTGAACTCCGCCTTATCTAGGGCTTTTAAAATCTCTTCGGTAGGGGTCAAGATACCAGCTATGTCGTCTAATGCCACAGTTGGGGCAGTCATTAGGACTTCTACTTGAATAGGGTTCTTGAAGTCTTTAAGGTGCATGGTGTTTGGCACACGCAAAATCCTAGCCGCATCTGTTGTTACAGAAGAGTCAGCATTAAAATCATGCTCCACACATAACTGCTTTAAACGCTCGGCAAAAGGCTTCCATTCGGCTCTAGGTATTTCCTTGTCTAGAACCCAATAAACGTGCGCACCACGACCTGATTTAACCACCATAGGCTTAGGTAGCCCCGTGCTTTTACAAAAGCTTTTAAGCGCCGTTAAACCAGCATTTATGTCGGTATAGGGTTTACCCTCACCACAATCAACGTCTAAGAAAAAAGACTTTAAAGATACCGCATTAGTCGCATATCGACCTTGGTCTGCGGATGTAAATTTTGCCAGCGCAAAGAAAGAATTAAAATTCTCACTAACTAATCTGTCTGCTTCAGCGCTAAGTTCTTCAATACTTCCTACAAACTTCTGTTCAATTGAATTCTTTTCAACTGCGCTATTGCCCCAACTGCAATATTGTTCCCCTTCTTGTAGGGGTGGTAATACTAAAGATAGAAACTCTGTCCTCGAAAGCATAGCCGTCCTTGTTGTACCGTTTTTTATTATTAAAGGATTGGGCAGGAGTGTTACGGCACACACTCTTTTCGGTAGCTAACCTAGCCCCCCTCGTTACCATTAACCTACTTTTGCAAGCAGTTTTGTCATCTTTTCAGCGTATTTGCCTGATACGATTGATTCACCCTTAAACCATGCATACACAGTCATTCTACTAACTTTAAAGTGTTCTGCAACATCTTGTACGGGTATATCCTTACTTAAACAAAACTTGCCTAACTTGACCCCAAGTAATTTAGAATCAGCGGACTTAATCTCATCCGCCATTGCTAGCGAATATCCTTTAGGCATTATTCATCATCCCAATCACTAAGGATTTTGGAGATGTCTTTCTTTGGTGCAGGAGCTTCATCTTTCTTAGCCACACGCTTGACTGGCTCGGCAACTACTTCTTCCTCAACTTTTGCCTTAGGTGCTGACAACTTAGGCTTTACACCATCAGCATCAGACACGGTCATAGTAATAGCTTTTTGAGCCTTGTCGGATTTGCCCTGAGTAATAACAATCTCATGCTCGTCAGAATCTAAAACACGCACTGGCTTAAAAGCAATCTTAGGTGTAGCGGCTTCTGTATCAAAACGCATTTCAGTTACTACCGCAGTGATAGGAACACCCTTACTACCAATCATCTTGGCATAAGTTTGCAAAGGCCATTTTCCTGGCTCTCCAGCACCGAAGATAGAAGAAGCTGGCAAGGTTAACTGCATTACTTCGCCTTCTAAATCATTAGCCAATACAACCGCTAAACGCTGGCTAAAACGGCAAGCACGGGAATCACCTTGACCTGACCCTTTAGCATTTTGTGCGCAGTCTACGCAACGGCTAGCTTGTGGGGCAGTAGCTTTAGCATCAGGAACTTCTCCGTCTGCTGACCAGCAATCAGGGGCTTTAGCTTCTCCACCTTCAGAGTATGTACCAGCATAGAAAGTGCGAGATACCTTAGGTGCGGCGGCTACCACTACTACGTTCATAGCACGGTCTTCGTTCTTAGCAACTTCTTTGCCGTTGACCATCATGCGCCATACACCACCTTTGATGGAGATGCGTTTCATTCCGCCCGTACCACCACTACCCATCAGGGCTCTTGTAGTTGCATCGAGTTCTACTTCTTTAAGATAGGATGGAAGACCGCTACCTAATACTGATAATTCATTGCTCATAATTATTCCTTACCTTTTGTAATTACTACACTCATTGTTGTATCCGCATATAGCCCTGGCGGATGTAGATCAGGGTTCTCCTCCAAAAACTGCTCCATATTGGCATTGTGTAATCGTTGTTGCAGTAACGCAAATGCATCATGTTCTTTAACAAAATTAAACAACTCATGCCAATCACTAGTATGGTAGTTCTTTTTGATTCGTTTAGAAATAGTTCCGTACTTGGTTCTTATTAAACTTGAACCTTGCTCTTTACATATTCCAAGAATCTCATTAGATATTAAGTTCAACTGTTCTTCTAACTCTTTATCTTCCTTGTAAATCTCTCGCCGTCTATCACGAATCTTGACGTAAATCTTTACAAGCTTTTCAGCGTTTAGTTCTTCACTCACTGCGCACTCCTTTCTTTTTATAACTACAACTACAGTATAAGGGCATTACTATACAATGTCAAGTATCTTCCATAATATTTTTATAAAGATCAATTAATCTAGTATGAATGTCCACCTTCTCTGACAACATCTTATAAATCTTTTTCTCCACAGGAGAGCCTTGCAAATGCACTACAGTACAGGGGTTGCGTTGACCAGCACGATGCACACGGGCATTGGCTTGGAGGTATGTTTCTATTGATGTAATCGGACCCCACCACACCACTACGTTAGCGGCATGAAGCGTTACTCCATGTGCAGCGGCTTGAGGTTGTATTACAAGGACTTGCGGGTTTTTTTCTGTTTGAAAAGAATTAAATATTTCTGTTCGTTTTGTTGCGGAAATACCACCATGAATCTTTTCTGCGGGTATACCCTTAGCTTTTAATTCATCTGCAATGATTTCGATTGCGTGTCTGAATGGTGCAAATATAATTACTTTGTGGCTGGCTTCTTCAATAACTTCTAAGAGTGCTGACAATCTACCGCCCGCATCAAAAGCAATGACTTCTCCAGTATCCGAGTAAACTGCACCGCATGAAAGCTGTAATAGTTTATTTAGGTTAGCGGCGGCATTAACTGTTGTAATGGTTTCCCCAGCCGCTACGGTAAGCATATCTCTTTTAATTGCCTCGTAAAACTTTAACTGCTGGGTAGATAGTGGTGTCTCTCTGAATGTGTACGTCATATCTGGTAGATCTAAACATTCCTCTTTGGTAAAACGTATTGCTGGTTGAAGCGCTTCATGGATGACATTTTGTGCATTGGGCTTTGGTATCCATTTGAACTGTGTAATCTTATTCATTACAAGGTCTCTGAACGCACCATAAAACTTAGGTACTCCGTCAGGGTTAATTATCTTTGCCAATCCGTATGCATCTGTCGGTGATTGTGCGGCTGGTGTTCCTGTTAGCATCCATACCCATGTGGTTGGTTTAACTAGTTGTTTCAAAGTTTTCCAACGCTTAGTAGCTACATTTTTGTAAGCATTTGCTTCGTCAATAACTATTAAATCAAACCCTTCGGCTTCTATTTCATCCCTAATTATTTCTACTCCATCGTAGTTAATAATGACAAACTCAGCATCACTTTGGATTGCTTGTATCCGTTTGTCTCTAGAGTAGCTATGGGCAATAGCACAAGTTCTATGCATTGCAAATCTAAACAAATCGCCCTCCCAAGCAGACTGCATAATGGATAGAGGGCATAGCACTAACACACGTTTGATAGCACCGACGTTAATTAAATAGTCGGCAGCCCAAATTACGGAAGAGGTTTTGCCCGTGCCTTGTTCGTTAAAACAAAAGGCTCTACGGTGCATGGTTAAAAAAGCTGATGTTGTTTTTTGATGTGCAAAAGGTTTGTATGCGCCAGTCCATTCGTACTGGGCTTCAATCGGAGATGGCACGTTCTTAATACTCAGGTTCTTTAATACTTGGGCTTCATCCAGCCCCCACTTTACCAACACTTCGCCTGAGTCTAAAACTTTTGATTTAGGAATAACAGTAGTTATCCGTTGTGGGTCTCTTAGCCTTAAGAGTAATGCCTTGTTATCAATGATTTGCACTCAAAACTCCAATGGGTTATCGCTCGAAAGTGGTCTTTCGATTTTTTATTTGACTCCTTACGGGAGTCAGTCGGTTAGTTCACCCCCTATATGCTAACGTGAGGTATTACATATAGCAAAGCCCTAACTGGGGTAGTTCATTATGCGCACTTGCCCCTACACGCATGAAATTATTATATCACTTTTTTCGTTCACGTTTGCTAACTTCTGACACTAAATTCTTTTTGGCATCCCGTTTGAATGAACGATTTGCAGAGGCACTTTCAATCTTGTATCCATCTTTAATTGAACCGCCCTTGTCCATAGCTTTTTTATGTGATATGTCTTTACCATCACCTTTATGAACCTTACCTTCTTTCAGTAGCTTACGGCGAATTTTATTACGCTCAACTCGGTTTTTGACTTGTTCGGGAGTATCTTCATACTCTGCGGCTTGCTTGTACTTACGATCTGCTTTATTTTTATATGGCATATTAAACCTATCTATAATTGGATTTACCGTTATGAACGCAATCTTTAACAGCGCACCATTTGCTACAACTAAAATTGGGTTTTGGATTCCAAACATCTAATTCTATCGCTTTTTCGAGCCTATTGGTATCCTCAATCCAACGCATCCAGTAGACCCCCTCTTTTTCTGCCTCGTAATCGGCTTTTATAAACTCGCTGGCTACCACAAAGAGTAAACCCCCCTTAACTTTCTTGACTTGAGGGTAGTGTTTGAACACCGCTAGGGATAGGATTTCTAACTGTTTTGTGTCGGCATACTTGGCAGACTTCCCTGTTTTGTAGTCTATTACGTAAGCACTATCATCTTTTAAGATAATGAGGTCAGCCACACCCCTCCACCAAACATCTTTGTCAAAAAAGCCACAAGGCTCCAGGGCCCTGGTTAAACCCAAACGTTCTTCACAAAGATGTTTACCGTTGATCTTACTCAGTAGCTCAAGTGGCTCACGTATAAAAGCATACTTCTCAGGAACAGGCTTTCCATCCCTAATAAACTCTTCTGCCGCTTTATGGACTTCTAGCCCATAGTTCAAATGTTCTGTAGGTGGGTCGACTATATCTTTCTTTACTCGCATTCGGTAATACTTATAGGGGCATTGTTTAAATAAATCTAAGCTAGAGTAAGACCATGTATATTTAGTCATTCTGTTTCGTTTCTTTTAATTTAGTTAAATGGTGTGTAGGATACACACGATTATGTTTGGCATCATATACATCGTAAGCTAAAAAAGAAGGCACAAAAGGTTTAGTCTTTTGCTCATGTGCCTCCAATATAGGCATAACTTCGTCTATTATTTCTTTCAAAGTAATGTTTTTTAACATCTACCATCCATGTCAAAATCATCATCTTTAGACTTATTTATTAGCTCTTGCTTTAGCCTGTTTATTTCATGTTGTTGGGCATGAATCTGCTCCCTTAACATACCCTCTGTATCTTCTTTGTCGTCTACCCATCCAACAAATGGGATTGGCTCTCCTTTTGTCATTGCACCCACTCCTCATCGTCATCTACATCAGCGTGTTCAAGTATTGTTTTCTTAGCCCGTTCTAATAACCAAACCATAAGAGCAGAGTCGCCCGTGCTGGAAACCAATCGTTCTGCGCCCATTTTGGTGTAGCCAATAATAATTACACACTCATACTCACCTTTATTGTTTTCAAGTACAACATCAGGGTCTATATCAGCAAATGTTTCGCCTGTAAAAGGTACAATTTTATCGCTCATTTTTTACTCGCTTTCTTTTTCGCCACAGGCTTTTTGATTGCTGGCTTTCTTGTCTTAACAGGGAAATCATTAGCTCGGCTAGCAATTTGGTCGGCAGTGGCATATTCATTAATGGCTTCTTTAAGCATACTGATAAGCCCCCACTGTACAAGCGTTTCGAGTCCGTCTTTGTCGAATCTAACGATAGCATCAGCCGAACCATCCTTGTTCTCCTTAGTAATTTTTATTGAAATATCCATATCATTCCTTTCATCTAGTTTTTCTCACTCTCTTTTTAATTGCAACAATACCTTCTTCGGTTTTTGCATTACGGGCTTCTAACATAGCATCTGCCAGTTCATAAGACCTTCTAGCAATACAATCTTCGGGCATAAGTTCAGGATGTAAACCGCCTCTTACAATAACACCCATCATTGCAAACATCGCAAAGCAATCCCTCAAATCTTCTTCGTTCACGCTGTCTCCCATTTCAAAGCCATCCATCCACCATCCGTTTCTTTTACGTACGACATATTGGGTTGTTCTCCCACATATACGTCTATACGTTTTATTTCGGGGTCTATGTTTTTAAAACATTTAATAGTGCTACTCATATCGGGGTAGTTTAATTCGGGAGTGTGTAACTCTCCCATATATTTATCCACATTCACTACTATTTTTTCTACGTTACACATTACGTTCCATCTTCTCATCAACATTCTCCATAAGATTTACCCATACCCGACTCACAGTTCAAAGGCAAATCCTTAGCCCAATCAGGTCTCCAACGCATACAACTTTCCACATACTCTTTAGCCTTTTGTGCCTCATTCTCAGGTGCAATACAAGCCACCGCATCATGGACTGTTAACACCACCTGATACCTTTGGGCTATCTTTAACATCTGTTCTGCAATCACACAACGAGCAACGGCTTGGCATAGGTTCTCTACAACCTTTCCACCATAGATTTTAACCGCACCTTTACGGGTTTTATACTGATATTGAGTCTTTCCTTCGGGGTCAGTAAACTTTTCTAACGTGTCATATTTTTGCCATAAACCACTAGGTAATAGAAAGCCCTTTTTAGTAGGGTCAAACTCAACTGCGGCTACTACTCCGAAGTCGGCCCCTTGCCCAGTAAGCATCGCCTCTATACATCTTTGTGCTTGTGCCCAAAGTTTAGGAATCTTCGCATATGTCTGTCTATAAACACTTATGATACGGTTAGCTTCCCCTTCTTCAATATCCGTTCCAAATGCTTTAAGTTGCGCTTGGAATTTCTTAGCCCCCATGCCGTAGCCACATCCGAGAATTGTAGTTTTGCCAACGAACCTTTCTTCCGAAGTAATCTCGCTCTCGTTCTTTCCATATATAGCTGAAGCCATGATCTTGTATACATCTTCGCCTTTCTCAAAAGCATCTAACAAATCTTGTTGCCCTGATAACCAAGCCACCACCCTAGCTTCAATCTGCGAGGAGTCGCAATCAATAATTACATACCCATGTGGCGGTTGAATAGCTTTCTTTAACTTGTTACCATTAACTCCACGACTAGGTAGGTTTTGCAGATTTATTTTGTCGTCTCCGCCCCATCTTCCTGTGTGAGCCGCATAGTATTTAATCGGGACTGGTAATTTTCCTCGGCTTGCGATATCCATGAACCTTTGAGTGCGAGTTTCTTCAAGAGTTGTTTTGTTTCCGAGCCTTGCTGAGACAAGGACTTGGACTGTTGGGTCGGGATGTTCAAGCAAGGACTTAAACTCTTCATCTGTTTTGGCAAACGCATATGCTTCCTTTCCTGTTCTAGCAGATATTTTCATAGGGGGAACTACCCCCAGTTTAATTAGCAACTCAGCAAACTTTTGATTAGACATAAGGTCGGCTAACTCCACCCCAGCATCCTTTAAAAGATTAGCCTTGATGTTCTTCACCGTTTCCAAATGGTCTACAAGTAAAGACTCATCCAACATCAGCGTAGGTTGTATAAACATCTTTAGCGTTGTGTCTATAACTTTTAACTCCTTTGTTGGGAAAGTTTTGTGTAATATATTGAACAATTTTCGGGTCAAATCCACATCGTTCTTACAGTATTCCCCATACTGAGCCAAGTCTGCATCCGTAAAGTCTGAGCGATATTTACCTTTAGCATCAAGAACTTCTGTGCCTTTTTGCCCAAGGTTATAGCGTTCTACTAACTTAGCTAACGAACCGCCAGCATCTACTCCATGTGTCGCTCTTGCCATGCACAAAGTATCTAGGTAAGCCTTAGGTTTAATCCCATACTCCCAGTTAAGAATAGCCCCATCAAACATAGTGTTGTGTGCAAGCAACAAAGAAGTACCCCAGTTAATCTTTTGTAGCTCACGCTTGATTTCATAACGAGTGCCAGTAACCCATCTAGGCTTCTCATCATCAACGGCATAGGCTACCCCGATTACTTCAAATAAATCTGAACGGATATATTCCTCTGTGGTTAGCTTTGAAAGACTAAACTGCTGATCGTAGTAAGTCTCAAAGTCTAATGTAATTATGCTCATGTGTAGTTAAATAACTTTCCTGTCGTAGTTTTTGACATTGGTTTTGGGTTTAGGTCTAGTTCTAGTTGGTCTTCGTCCGTAAGTAATGCGCCCATTACTTCTTTTTCAAACATAGGCAACCTCACTTCTCTGTATTGTTTACCAAGAGCCTTAGCTTCTTCTTCAGTAAAAATATCTTTAAAGCTATGCATTATATAAACCCATTTACCACTACCACCAAACTCCTCAGGGTTTGTTTTCATTCGTTCCAAAAGTATTTTTACGCACTTGTTCATACAGCCTCCAAGTTGCCAACCAATTCGGTAAACTTAACTCCTGTGCGTATTAGCTTTACTCGACCATCATCAGGATTATTAACAGTTGTTAATAATTTCTTCTTCAAAAGCATCTGTAAATTTTTGTGCGTAGTTGCTTGGCTGGTCAACGGAAATCCCTCAAGAATTTGCATGATAGTAACCTTGCCATCCAAATGTTTGTTAGCCAGCACCACCTCATTAAGTAACTCCAAATGCACAGGCTCTAGCTTATAAGTCTTACGCACCATGTTGAGAGTTGCAACCAAATTCAATAGTTTCATCTTATTACCTTGTAGTAGTTTAAATTTCTTAGTTTGTAACTGAAGACAATCTTGCCTTCCATCTGTAAATCGTTGACATAAGCACAGGCTCGGTCTTTCTTTACCTTTAACCAACGAGCCACATCTTTAGTAGAAAAAGCATATTGGCTCTCCAGCATACGCATCAACCGCACCTTGTTAGCATCACTCGGTAGGGTTCTCATCGCATCTCTCAATCAAAGCGGCATATCCACATATGTCTACCAAGTTGTCTCTGTGTGTTGGGTCATTAGCAAAACGTGCAACCTTTACAAGCATCATCATCGCCGCAACATCTTTAGCAGTGATCTCAGGGGTTTGCTTGTTGTTGATATACACATCCCACATAGTCGCAATAGCCTTAAGGTTCTTGGCTGGATGCCCATAGGTTTTCTCCCTGTCGCCATAGATAATGGCATGGGCTTCTTTTAGTATCGTTGTTTCACTCATCACATCTCCTCTACAAAACTTTTTAATTGGTCACTACGACTTGGATACCGCATCTTACGCAATGCCCTAGCTTCCAGTTGCCTAACCCTGTCTCTTGATACACCAAGTTCTTTACCAACCTCTTCTAGGCTTTTGTCATCATCAAACCGCAGACCTATAATCTGTTGTTCTCTGTAAGTTAAAGTCTTACGCACCGCATCCATAGTTTTCTTAAGTTCTTGCCCAGCAACCGAGTCCAATAAAGACTTTTGCTCACCATTCATCAGCACATGGAGTTCTTCTTTACCCATCACCGACCAGCTACTACTTCTCTTTAGATTCATGGTTAGTTGTTCTTCTGTCCACAAGTCCGTAGGGCAAGCACCTAAAGCTTCCATGACTTGATTAGCCACCTTAGTGAACTCTCCTTCCCTAGTCATTGGGGATATTCGCAACCCACACAACATATTTACATAAGATGTACCGCACCCAATAGCCCTAGCAAACTCTGATTGGTTCTTATATCCTGCATCTTCGATGGCTCGTAACAACAAGTTATTACTTACCGAGACCTTGACTCTATACTCCTCACTCATACTTTCCTCCGTCTAACATATCGTAAATAACTCCAGCATTAGGGAATCCCACCTTCAACAAATGCTTAAACTTATCTATCCCTGTCTCGTCTACAAGCACCGCTATACCGCCTGTATTCATAATGTCCATTAGATTCTTTTCTTGTAGTGCAGTAGGCTTTCCACCGTTAGCTTTACACTCCACACCAATGAACCTACCGTGAATACAAGCGACAATGTCAGGAACACCACTAGCACCATAACCACTAGCAACGGGGTAAAAATGGTAAGCACCAACATCTTTAAGAAGTTTGACAACATTATTCTTTACCTTTTTCTCAGGGGTCATAGGACATCTTCCAGCTTTATACCTCGTTCTTCCAAAGCTTTCTTAAGTTTATCCATAGCTTGTTTTTCTATATAGTTCACCATGCTTCTGCTAACTCCTATAGCTTGGGCTATTTCGGTTTGAGTCATTTCAAAATGCTCTTGTAATTGGTTCATTTCTCTTGTGCCTTTCTTAGTATTGCTCTAGCAAAATCAATAACACTTTCTGCCGTATTTACTGGTCGCTTCATCCACACTTCTTTTATTTCCTCATCTGTTAGTTCTGCTGGATGGGTATAAAGTGGGGTAAGGTCATCTACTGGAAAAAAACTATTCTTATCAAAGTAATTGCCTTTGCCGTCTGTCCACGCTACTGGTTTATTACTCATTTATTAACACCTGTTAACTTTTTGATTTCTTTAAACTCGTCATGGTTTAAATAGATAGTGAATCTGTTTGGCTCTAACCGCCTACCAATAGTTTCACCCCTAGCAGTTTTACTTATGTCTGTTAGCCTCAACAACGCACTCCTCTCATGTAAGAAAAAGGGAATCTCGGTAAAAGATAATTTTTTAGTAACAAACATCTTGTTATCATTTAGCACCGCCCTTACAATACTTCCTTGCTCATCGGTTACTACTGACACCGTATAGGGTCGTTTCATTATACTCCTCACTAATACTACAAATTATAGAAATATTATAACCACTAAATATTCCAATAGCAAGGATTTATTCTTGGGGTTTACCCTCAATCCAAAATTCTTTTGAACTTACTTTTGTTCCAATCTCAGGGATACGCTCTCGGTCATCCATCATCTTTAACATACCAACTGCTTGTTGGATAAACATGGGACACGCATCCATAGATTCTTTAATCGAACTGCTTTTGTCATCGCCACGCATGATAGTAACTACAACGGAATCATCAGGGTTTATATGGATATTGTAGTTAGGCTCTTGCATTGCTTCTCTACGCTTCATCTCTTCAAATTGCGGGATCCCGATTCTAACTATTTCTGCAAACTTCTCTGTAGGTGGTTCGATACCCAACGCTTGTAGCTTAACAATACCTTCCATCCAATCGTTATGGTCTAGGTCTCTAATGGCTTCTCTAACACCCCAAGATGGTTTCATTTGCCATTGCTCAAACTCATGTTGCACACCTCGATAGCTTTTTTGTGCAATCTCTTGACCTGAGAACGGCTTGATATATTCTTTCATATACTTAAACATCTTCTTTAGGTCATGGGTAGACCTAGTACGAAACTTGTCGTTATGACATGCAAACTTCTCGTTATTGATTAGCCTAGACTCAATAGTTATTGTAGGTTTTTCCTCTGCGTTTTCCACATACAACATCGCCAGCATATTAGACACATTAAAACGGTCTGTGGGGAATCTGCTATCAACAAATCCTATCAACATCCCACTTTTCTCAACCACTACATCTATCGGGAATCGGCTTACTTGCACTCGTCTAAACTCGTTTATCAAATGTTTAAACTGTGGGAAATCAACTTCATCTTTAATCACTAGCATTACTCACTCACTTTCTTTAGTTTGTCTAATTTAATTCCTGTATCCACCATACGCACTACAAATGGATACTCCAACTCATACCCATCATCGTTAAACCAATCTTCTTCTGTGTCGTCTGACTCCTCTCCTGTCCTAGCAAACTTAGCTTTAAAATTCTCGTCATAATTTTCTGCCATTTCAAGCAACTCGGTAAAACCAATCTTTGAATCTTCATACCACTTCCAATGATTGTGGTAGAAGTGAACACCCCCAACAGGAGTATCTTCTTCTAGTATTGGTTCGGGATACATATCTATATACATATACTTCATAAAATCTTTGAATATCTCCCGACCATCAACTTTCATTAAGGCAATAAACTCCTCAGGGTCTTTAGTAAATTCAATGTAAAACCCCACCTCGCTTCGGTATCCCATATCAGTCTCCTTTTCTACATAACTTTATGACCTGACACACCGCAATAATTACAACCGCAAGCACTAACATCTCATCTAAATCAAACATACATCCCCCTTAGAACATAGATAGAATTTCATCAACCTTGGATTTAACATCCAACCGCACTTCATCGAACTTACGTAAATCACCTGCATCTACCCCTACAAGTGCAACCTCCAACTTCTTTCTACATGACTCTAGCTTGGGGTCTGCCGTTACATTTAACCTAGTAAGCAACTGACACATCTCTACTGCGTTATCTACTAGAGAGTCTCGGAATATTTGTTTCTCATGCCCAGCCAACTTATCACTCATCTTACTTAGGCAATCGTGTAACCTATTCCAAGCATCTTGCATAGCCGTATTCACTCGTTCTTCGTAGAACTTCTCATACTGAGCCTCCAATTCTTCCTTGTATGTATCGCCTACATCGACCCGAAAATCACCAGCACTCGGCACGGGCAAGAATACTGACCTGAACTTAAACTTATCTTGTAGCTTGTGGACATCAGGGTATTCGTCTGAACTGAACAAATCACCTAATTGAAAAGCTGCTGCCGATACAAGCGTTGGATACTCGACCAAGAACTCGTTGACACATTCCTCAAACTGCTTCTCCCACGCGTTGAGTGTAGCTTTATAGTCAAAGAAGTTTGCCATTGGTAACAACCTACTACCACCATCGCTCCAAGGTAAAGTCTGCTCGTAGTGCCAAGTGCGAATACCCGACACCAACTTCTGCAACTCGTCTAGCTTTTGCGTACCAGCCAAAAGTTTTTTGTGATAGTTTCCAGCCCTCGCATGAGTGCCTTTGCTTGCATCAATCTCTTCCGAGACTTTCTTATCCATCTTACGACCAGTCCACACCGAAATGTTTAGGTCAACTAACATCGAACTATTCTGAATCATGCTTGCTCTCCTCAACAATATTAATTAACTGTTCTAACTTTGGCTTCAAGTAGTCGTCATAATCTGACTCATCCGCCAACCTCTCACTCAACTCCACAATGAATTTAATCATTTAATTCTCCTCACTTTTATGAACAACTGTTAATAAATTACTTCACCTTTACAGTCTTACCTACTTCACTTACTACATCACTTGTAATACCCCACAGCGTAGGGCATGACCACTCACCCCAACTAGATACATAGCCATCGGTAAGAATCACCGCACACTCAGGCTTTAGCTTATGGTCTGCAATATACTTAGGGATACATTCGGGGTCTGTACCACCACCACCCTTAGGCTTAGTGCTTGATAACAAGTTATCCAATTGGTCTTGCTCATACTTCTCATGCTGACATACTTCGGTATCCCAATAGAGTAAGTCGATACCCTCAGGTCTAACTGTTTCGCATATCTTACGCACCTCACCCAAGAACTGACCTATCTCCTCTGCACCGATAGAACCTGACATATCAATTCCGACTACGATACGCCCCACACTTTCACCGATAAGACTAGGCATATAAACATCTTGGTCAATCCATCTACGATTAGGTCTTCGCCATGTTGACTCATCCTTATCCATACAGAATGATGTAACGAATTCACGCATCGCCTCTCGCCAATCAACCTTTGCTTCCAACTCATCGGCAATCTCTCTCGGCACATTAGCACTCAACTTACCAGCAAGAATCGCACCTTGTCTCAATGCTTGGTCGACATCCTTTGCCAATGCTTCCTTCTCCTCGGTAGACAAAGACTCCGCACCTTCCCAATCATGTTCATCAAATCCCTCACCTTTCATATCGTCATCACCACTAACAGGAATATCTTTACCCTCAGGGCAATCAATAGTCTTTACATGAACCGAACCTTTCTTAGCTTGTTGCATCAAGTCTCGGAACACCGCACCCGAATCCATACCCTTATACTTTTGGTCAAGCAACCCACCATCAGGTAAGGTAACATCTGAACCGCTTGGGTCTGAATCAACAATCATTAAGTTAATAACATAATCGCAAGCCATGTTCGCCAACTGAGGATGCTCTTTGTATAAGTGTTTCCATGTAGTCGTATGACGGAAAGCCTTGTGTAGATTCTCATGTAGGATAAGCCCATTCAACTTAGCCTCTCCCAACTTATCTACAAACTTCCTACCATAAAAGGTATCACGACCATTGGTACAAGCAGTAGGAACATCATCTTTGACCTCTGTCTTACCAATCATAAAGACACCCGAATACAAACAATACCTAGGGTCTTTCATCAAGGTCACATGACTACGCTGAACTCTTTGCTCTGCTGATAGTTTACTCATGCTCTTTACCTCCCTCTTCATCTTCGTCAAACTTGTTATTGAAATCGGTCTTGGCATCTAGCACATCATACTTAAACGCTTCTGCCATACGGCTATATACCGAACGCATCTCGTCAAAAGTCTCGCCACCTACTGTTGCTTTGCAATACCCACATGGCTCATCTTTGTCGTTGTAATACACTTCGGATATTTCGTAGTAATGCTCGGTAACTTCTTCATCTTCAAACATATACTTAATTGTTTCTTTAACTACTCGATTGTTCCAATGCATCTCACTCTCCTATTTGTTAACACTTGTTAATAAAACATCAAACGCTGGGTCAATCGGGGTCATGCTTTCTTTACGAATCATACTAGCCATAGGGTCGCTACTTTTAAATCGCACTAGACTAAAATCTTTCATAAAGTTATACATCTCTACTCTACCGATTCCCCTACCCTCAACCATTACCCAATCGCCTTTTAGAATAGCCATTGGTTCTTCAATGCCCAATCCTTGAAGTCGCCATTCTGCACAACGAATGATTGTTTGTTGGACTTCATAACGCTAGTCGCAAACAACGCTTGCCACTCCATATCCATACGCTTGGCATAGGTCAACCACTTAGATAGAGTTTCTTTCTCCACCCTAGCAATAGCACTAAACACTAGAATACATTTAGCCACAGTATCGTCAGGCATCTTAGCCGTAGCTGGGTTTGCAATCACCGCATCCCATGTTGGTAGCTTATCCACCACAGTAAAGAACGCTTGCATATCTCGGCTTGCCGATTCCCCGATTGTTCCTGATAACAAACTGATGGTAAGAGAGTCACCCAATCTTTCACGCTGTTTAGCAATATGACTAGCCTTCTCCAATGACCGAGGAGTCACCACCGCATTTTGCCCCGCTTTTGTTGGATTGAAGATATACGGATTGTCCTTCTGACTTGGGTCTGTATAACTTGCCAACGCATGAGGAAATTGTTTCACCCACGCAATAACTTCGGGAGCGATATCATTCTTCAATGCCCACTCAATCCATTCATCATAATCAGGCTTTCGCACCTTGACCTCACAGATACGATTACGGGCATGAGCCTCCAACATATCGCCCACCCCATCACTCGTTAAGTTAGAAGTGCCAAACACATAAGAGCCTTTCGGTAAGTAGTTATCACCAACCCTATGCTCCAGCATGAGAGTCAATAGCACATTCTTCACCGCTTTCATGGCTTTGCCAATCTCATCTAGCATGACAATCACAGGCTTACCACTATGCATCTTGAACCTAGCATTAGGAGCAAACTTAGTGACCTTCATATCTCCAACCACTTCGGTATACGGCAACGCAAAGTCACCCAAGTCCAACAAGGTGCAATCTATATATGCAACCTCATAATCGGGATACATATGTTGCAACACCTTTAGCATTGATGATTTACCAATTCCGGGTTCCCCTCGACCAATGATAGTGACATCTTTACCTACAGTCCCAATCGAATGAGCGAACTCGGACAACGACACAGAACTTCCAAAGTCAATAACTGACATATACAACTCCTCACTTAAGTTATGAACAACTGTTAATAAAACTACAACCTAACTACTACCACTTATTAAAACCATTATACCACCTATAAACATCTTTGTCAAGCATTTTAGCCAGCAATATTAGTTATCGCCTTACCACCTATCTCGACTTGCACTTTCTTCTTGGTATCAACCGCTTGCTCTACCATGCGATACACACTACGCTTGAGATACTCGTAGTCGAACTGATAATCAAACAACTCTATGTCATGCCCCGAATAGTTAGGATTAGTATTCTTGATTGTCTTAGCCAATCGTTTATTTGTTGCCCTGTTTGGGTCATTCATAATCATCAGATAGATTTTCATATAGTCATCTGAATGGCACTCGGATAAATACTTATACGCACCATCGGGTTTCCATCTAATCTGACCATGCCATTCAAACTCGGCTACATCTGCTGATACTCCATAGTCATACTCACCTCGCCACCCATTGAGCTTGAATGTTCCGAACTGCTCTCTGGTTTCATTCATTACCCAACCATCTGACAACTTGTTTATCATTCGTGACCAATCTAAAAACGGTTTCATTGGCTTGCGAGCATCTTTCGCTTTGGCTCTGTCCACTACAACTTGCTCCACCACCACCGCAACAGTCGGCTCATAAGTAAAATCCTCTCCCTCACCTACATATCTAAGGGTCAAACCCTCGTCGGTTTCGGGTATTGGATACAACCTATCTTCACCGCCCTTATTATTCCTGACATGAATCCATATCTTGTTGTATTTCTTGTAGCAATAGAATGGGCTATGGGTATGTATAAAGTCTGCCGTAATAGGTGTTCCCCAACTACCACATACAATCTGAATATCCCCATTAGGGTGATACCGCACACACTCAGTCCGATATAGTTTTGCACTATAAACCTCGTTAGCATCTTTCTCGATTGTTTCCCAATCTCTGCTCCGCTTACCCAATGGCTTACATTCAACTGCTCTACCACGAATGGGCTTGATATTTTGATACTTATGCTTGTAGTAGTCATACCCTCGCATCATTTGAGTGATACTCATTTACTTCTCCTCACAAAAAGTTAACAACTGTTAATAATAAAAGAACTTCTCGTCACTACTTTTAAACCACCAACTCTTATTGACTCTGCCGAACATAATCGCCATCTTCTTCTCACGCATATGTTTTTCCCGTCTTGACCTGACTAATTCCTTCAGCCAAAACCGCCCGACTCTTGCCCGAACTTTCTTGGGTCTTAAGTGTTTAGGACAACCCATCATAAATTGCCTCATTTATCTTTTCTCCTCAGGTGGTCGGC